GAAGAAAAAGTTTTCCGATGCGACTGAAGGCGCGAGCGGCACCGTCAGCAACCAGATCAACTACTCCGCACCGCAGGAAGTGACCAGCGTCGGCGCTGTCAGCGTTTACCTGTCCGACTTCGGCGGCGTCGAAGCTATTGTGGATCGATTTGCACCAAACGACCGCGCGTATCTGATTGACCCAGAGCACGTTGAGTTTGTGACCCTGCCGGGCCGTAACTTTGCGACCCAAGACCTCGCCAACGACGGCGACCGGGATCGCGGTTTTGTGGTCTGCGAATGGTCTATGGAGTTCAAAGCTCCGAAGGCGCACGCAGCGCTCTACAGCCTGTCGGCCTAAGCGACAGATCGGGGGGTCTTCGGATCCCCCTTTACTAATGCGGGGTGAAGCATGGCCGGCAAAATTGTCTCTCAAACTACCGACAAAAAAACGGTACTGGATATAACCGACAGCGGCGTCATTGAAGGCGTCTATTCGATCCAGCGTGCCGACAAGATTATTGACCGCAACCGCGTCGAGCGGAACGCGCACCAGCGCGGCAGTCTGATCGGCAACACGCAAAAACATTGGCAAAAAGTCGCCGACATCCCCGAGACGCTTTATTACGATTTGGTCGCGAAGCTGGGTAAGCCCGCCGACAATCCGACCGAATGGAAAAAGTGGCTGAACGATTACGACAACCGATTTTTTCGAACTAGCGAGGGGTCGGTCTGATGCAGAATTACGGCACGCTCAAATCTTTCATTGCCGACTTTCTCGCCCGCGATGACCTGACGAGTCAGATCGGCACCTTTATCACGCTGACCGAGCAGCGCATGAGCCGCGAGCTGGACATCGCGCTACTCGAACGCACGACGCAATCAAGCGTGTCTGCGGGCCAGCAGTTTGTCAGTCTGCCGACCGATCTGCGCAGCATTCGCGAAGTCGCTTACGTTGACGGCGGCACGCGCCAGGGGCTGCACTATCTCAGCCCGTCGCAACTGGACGAACGCAAGCGCAGCACAACCACAGACGCGCTGGCTTTCTACAGCATCACGGCAAACGAGCTTGAACTGCTCGCCCCGCCAAGCAAGGCGCTGACGCTCGAATTTGTCTACAACGAAGGCGTCGCCGCGCTGACCGACAGCGAGCCGACCAACACCGTTCTGGCCCGGCACGGCGACTGTTATCTGCAGGGCGCGCTGCACCAGGCGTTCGCGTTTCTGCAAGACGAACAGCGCGCCCAGTATCACGACGCCCTGTTTACGCGCGCGCTGGCCGAGATCAAAAAAGACAGCGACCGTCTGCGCTTCGGCACTTCGGATTTGCAGATCCGTCGCGGTGCATCGGGCGGCGGCAGTGGGCTTATATCGGCAGGCGGCAGCAGCGCCGGCACTGGCACGCAAGGACCGCAAGGACCAGCGGGACCAGCGGGCGCGGACGGAGCCGACGGTGCAGACGGCGCAGATGGCTTGGGCTGGACGGGCGGCAGTTACGACGCCGGGACCGGCATTGTCACGTTTACCTCCGATGATGGCCTTGAGTTCTCAACGGGCGATCTGCGCGGCAGTGGGTCAGGGTCAGGCATCGCTAACGTAGTCGAGGACACGACCCCGCAGCTCGGCGGCAACCTCGACCTGAACACAAACGACATCACCGGCACCGGCAACATTGACCTGACCGGCACAATCACCGCAACGTCTGGCGGTTCGGTTGTCCCGTTCTATTTCGCCAATCAAGCAGCATTCCCAAACGCCACGACCTACCACGGCGCAATCGCGCACAGCCATGCAGACGGCGCGATGTATTTTGCGCACGGGGGAGCGTGGGTGAAACTAGCCGACACCACCGCCGCAACCACGAGCGTGGCGGGCCTGATGGCTGCGGCCGACAAAACCAAGCTCGACGCGATCAACCAGTCACTAGCGACAACCGACGACGTAGCGTTTAACGACCTAGCGCTGGCTGGCGACTTGCAAGTAAACGGCACAACCACGACCGTTGGCACGACCAACATGGCGGTGGCGGACAGCCTGATCGAGCTGTCAAACGGCTTCACCGGCACGCCAGTTAATGATGCGGGCATCGTGATCGAGCGCGGCACCGGAGACAACGCGTTCATTGGCTGGGACGAGTCCGACGACAAGTTTGTGCTTGGCACCGGCACCTTCGTTGGCACAGACACCGGCAACCTGACGATCACAAAGGGCGACGCGGCGCTCGGCACGCTGACAACTGTTGTCGGCGGCGTAGATATTGACGTCCGCCGCGCGAAGGTCGAAACGCCGACCGCCAGCGCTGACTTTGCGGGCGGCGCGCGACTGTATAACGTCGCGACCACTGGCCTCACGTTCACGATGGACGACACTGCGCTCAACGAAGGAGACATCATCACGGTTTACGCCAACGGCTACGACGTGACGATTGCGCAGGACGGCACGAACGGATTTGACACAGTTAAGCTAGACGGCACAACCGCAGCCCATAGCGGCAATATCACGGTGGCTAATGGATCTATCGCGACCATCAGCGTCATCAGCACCACTGGCGGCAGCAGTCTGGCGGTCGTCGCTGGGCAGGGCTTGAGCTAATGGGCGCTGCGGCATCCATCATGGCGCTTACGGGCGCGCTGGGCAGCAGCGGCGGGTCTGCTGGATACCTCGACGTGACCACGACGAACTCTACGACTTCAAAAAGCGAGACGCACACGGCTGATGGTACGTTCTCGACAGTAGGTGACGTCATCATCCATGATGGCTGGAACCAGACGAACACAGCATACTTTAGCGGAAACCATTCTCAAGCTAACGATGGCACGCTTGTCGTGTCTGGCGGTGATATTACTGTGGACGTTGAAGTCTGGGGCGCAGCGGGTGGTTCAGGACAAGGCTCGTACACTGGCTATGGCGGCGGCGGTGAATACCGTAAGGCCCGTATGGTCCTTAAGCCAGGCACCTACTATTGGATGGTGGGCGCAGGCGGTGGCGTCCCTTCCAGCCCTGCTAATCGCCAAGGCTCAGGTGGCTGGGGCGGCGGCGGCTCGTCCGGTAGATACACCATCACTCTAACAGGTGACAACGGCACAGCCTTCGCGGAAGGCGGCGACATTTCCGCTCATAACAACACTCGCAACGCACTTGGCGCGGGCGGCGGCGGTCTGACCGGTCTCTTTGGCGCAGCAACGCCGAGCCAAGCTAACGCGCTTCTCGTCGCGGGCGGCGGCGGCGGCTATGGCTACATCGCAAGCCCAGGCGGTGGCGGTGGTGCGGGCGGCAGTAACGGCGCGACGACCAGCGCAGGCGGCAATGGCGGCGGCGGCGCAGCAGCAGGCGGCGCGGGCTATGGCGGTGCTGGCGAGGGTCGCGGCGGCGGCGGTGGCGGTGGCTATTGGGGCGGCGGCGGCGGTCGAGACGCGACATCCGGGCTTTCAAATGGCGGCGGTGGCATGGGTTTCACGGTCGCCTCAGACGGCCATGCCCTTGTCGGCACCGTGAGCGACACGACCACGGAAGCAGGCAACAACTCCGGCGCGGCGGGCGGATCTGGCTCGATAAACTTCAAAGCCGCTCTTGCCACTTCAACGGCAAGCACGTCCAGGTGTGGTCGCGGCGGACGCATTGCTATCACGATTGTCAATACAAGCGGCTGACGCCAGTGTAAACGCGAGGCAAACCCATGATTGATTTCGGCCCTTGGCTTCCCGACCACCCGTCACTCGGACACCCCGGCACGTTGCACCTGCAAAACGCTTTTCCGGCGGTGCGCGGCTTCAAGGCTGTCAAATCGGCAAACGCGCTGACAGGCAACAAGCTCCGCATCGGCGCTGTATCGGGCGGCGCGGCAGCAACCGAAATCGACATGCCCCGCATTCGCGGCATTCTCTCGACCGTGCAGGTTCAGTCCGGCTCGCTCGTTACAAACATTTTCGCCGGCACGGACACGCGCCTCGTTAAGCTCGACGCCGGCACCAGCAAATTCCAAGAATTCAACTACGCAAACAGCGCAGCGCCCGACCCGACTTACAGCAACGTCGTGCGGTGGCGGTTTCAAGAATTCGCAACGACAGGATCCGGCGCGCGCGTGGTCTATGCCGCAAGCGGTGTGGGCCAAGCACTGCAGAAATTCGACAGCAACGGCTCGACCGCGCCGACGTCTGTGTCAGGCGCACCGAACGCAACGCATGTCGCGGCTGTGGGTCGTTTCTTGGTCTGTGCCAACACGTCAACCAGCGAGGCGGAGGTCGTATGGTCAGCGATAGACGACGCGAACACCTGGACAAACGGCACTGACCAGAGTGGCGCGCAGATCCTCGCGGACACAAGCGAAATCACCGGCCTGATCGGGGGCGAGACGGGCCTGATTTTCACGCGGACGGGCATTTATCGGATGAACTACCTTGGCCCGCCGCTGGTCTTCGGTTTTGAAAAGGTGTCGAACCAAGGCTGTGAGTTTGCCGGCAGTACGGCGGCGCGCTCGTCAAACGAGGCGTTTTTCCTAAGCTCCGACGGGTTCCAGCGTTACGTCGACGGCCGCGTCATCAACATCGGTTCGGAACGCGTCAACGACTTCTTTTTCAACAGTTTCGACCGCAGCCGACCCAACGACATCGAGTGCATTATCGACC